AAACGTCTCCAGCTAAATTTCGTGATAATTCTTTAAAAACATCAAAGTATTTTACATAATTATCTAACTGTAACAAATCAATTAAGAATCTTTTACGATTAGTGTCTGTGGCAGTCAAGAATTGTAAACTAGCATTGGTATTCTGATAAACAATCTGTGAGAAAGTTTTAAAATCTATACCAATAATTTCTTCTAGCGTCTTGTATGTATTTGTAGCTGTATGACTGGATATATCATCTCCGTTCTTGTAGAGTTTTACTTTTATATTACCTCTACGAGCAACTTCAATTTTATACTCATCATCTACAACATCAAAAGACAAAGATATATCATAGCCTTTGTTGACTTCACGATTTGGTATTTCTGCTTTTTTAATTCCTTTTGAGTTTTTGTTGAATAATACTTCTTCAAGAATCAAAGGAATAGAACTTTTACCTGCTCCATTTGTGCCGACTAATTGTGTAACTATGGATTCGTCTAAGTTTAACTCGTTTCCTTCACCATAACTAAAACAATTACTCCACTGTAACTTCTTTAGCGTAATCACTAAACACTCCTAAAATATTTTTAACTTTACTATCATCTAACTCTAATATATAACTTAGGTACTCTCCTAATTCTTCTTCCATTGTCATCTCTTTGCCTAATATTAGAGTGGCTTCTGTCTTTCTTTTTATAACTTTTTTATCAAGTAATTCACTATTTTTGATATTACTTAAATCAGATACATCTCCCTCAATTTCATATATAGTATGGTCAAACTCAGTCTGCACCATTTCACTTGGATCTGTAACTGTCTTACGAATTAACTGTGGTAAATCAAAAGTATGCCATGTCCATTGAAATCCATCATTATCGTCTATCATTAGATATCCTGTCTCAACATTATTTCTGTGAAAACTTGTAGTCATTGGACTACCAGGATATACTATGTTTCTTTGTGTATTGCTATGTGCGTGCAAGTCTCCTGCAAATACAACTTTGAACTTATCAAATCGTGATAAGTCTACTTCAGGTTGTACATGAGGAGGTATCTCTCCACGAACGTGAGTAAATAATACTTCTGAGTTTATATCTTCAATACTATTTTTTCTATGTAAGTCTGCATATGGTAATATTGCATAATTACTAAAATCATCCACTGTAGTTTCATCTATAACTGTTACTAGTGGATTTAGTTGTTCTGTAACTTTTTTTAAATTTGTAAAGAATGTTTTGTTTTTGCGAGTTGCTTCGTGGTTACCATCAAATATAATAGTGCGCACTGTGACACCCTTTACAAAGTCAAAGTAAAGTGTAAGTTCATCCATGCTGGGGACTCTATCAAATAAGTCCCCACCAATGATGTGCAGGTCAACATCTTTTTCTAAGTCATGAACTTGTTCAAAAAACATTTCATAGCGTGTACATGCCCAAGGCAGTGGTACATTCTTTTGACCGAGTTTTATATGCCAATCTGCAGTAAATAGAATCATCCTACGAACTCATCTCCAAGTGTCCAAGAACACCCTGTAAGACCATCAGCCTGTAAGGCTTGTAGTGTTCGTAAAACTTCAATTGCGTTTCTTCCTGTATCTAACGCATTTACTGATACATGTTGAATTGTTCCTTCAGGATCTACAATGAAAGTTGCTCTGTAACATACTCCCTCTTCCTCGTTAACTATTCCTAGTTGTCTGGAAAGAGTAAGACCGCAGTCTGCCGCAAGAATATGATCTATATCCCTGATTAAAGAATTGTCTTTCTTCCATGCTAGTTTACAAAATTCGTTGTCTCCACTAACTCCGATAACATCGCAATGAGTTGATAATTCATCCATTGCTGCAATCTCTGTTGGGCAAATGAAAGTAAAGTCTTTTGGGTAGAAATATATCACAGTCCATTCTGCTAGTAATACATCTACATCAATGAAATCATTTTCATCATTTACACCTTTCAGATTCAAGTCTGGAAATTTGTCGCCTACTGTTAACATAATGTTCTCCTAAGTTATATCAAACTCGTCAGAGACATTTTCGTCTGGTGTAGAGTTATCTGCACCTTCTCGTAATCTGTCAAGTAGTTCTTTTTGAGCATCCGCTGTTGGTCGAGTAAGTACTTCGTCCATTGACTTAAGTTCTGCGATGAGTTCCATCTCAGCATCGTCTAAAGCTCTAGGTTTGCATTTAAGAGCCTGTAGTTGATATTCAACATTGTAAGCCATTGGTCCAGTCTTAACTCTCTTAAAGTAAACATCCCAACCAGTTACTGGATCAGTTGGATCACCAAGATCTTCTGCTGCAACCATTATCTGCTCGAGTAATTTTTTCTTTAAGTTTAGTACTTTAACTTTTCCATCGTGGATACATTGGATAGCATAAGACCAACCGCATTTAAGTTCAGGATGATACTCTCTCACCCAGTCTTTTTCTACGTTGGTAAATGCTTCTGCGTCTCTATCGAATGATAGACACTCGAATGGTAAATTCTTACCGTTTTCGCCTTTCAACCAGTAAACATAGCGAGGAAGCATATCCCCAACCATTCTTACTTTGTTGTCGCCTTCGACATATTGATAACTGTCGATTTTATTCTTTTGGGCTTCGCCCTTGGTTTGATTAAATTTTATTGCCATTTTAATTCCTTTAAAGTGATTTCTTCAAACAAAAAATGTATTCTGTCATTTTCTATTCGTAGTAATCTATTGTTTTTAATACTGTCCTCGTTCCCTGTAAAGTGAAGGAGGTCTAATGTGGTATCTTTGTTTTTCTGATATTCAAAATAATTACGCAAAGATGCGATACCTGCATATTGTGCAATCTCGCCATCTGAATATCTCCTACGCTGAATGAATAACGCCTCTGGGTTTACTAGGAACGAATCCCCATGAAAACTTTTAGTCCAGAACTTATATATTCTATCATGTCTATTCACTGGTGGTAGCTTATAGGTAAGTATATGAAGGATTGTCAAAATGTCTTTGACACTCCCGTTGCTTTCCCTTTTTACTTTTTCCCAATTATAGAATAACATATTATAACAAACTTTTAACTCCGTGTCAAGATATATTTTTTCATGCTATACTTCAAAAACTTCATAGCCCTGTCGCATATAATATCCCCTTCTCGCCGAAGCTTGCTTTCTAGCTGTTCGACCATGTAAGTTAATATCTACCACTTTCGGCTGTTGTTTTCCGTCATACATTCTTATTACTCGCCCAATTAACTGTGTGAGCAAAGGCTCATTGTTTATGGGCGTCCCTAAAATGAGACAACTAAGGCAATCTAAACTGATACCTTCTGAGAAGATACTTTGTGTTCCAAACAGAACATCTTTGTCAGTAAAGATTTCCTTAACCATCTCTGCTCTCTGCTGGTGTGGAATATCTCCAGTTACGCAGATTGCATTGTCTCCTACGAGCCTTGCACAGCTCTTAAGAAAGTCCACTCTATCGGCTACTACTAGAACTTTATGACCTTTTGCTGCATAACTTGCGGCAAGTATACCGATCATGTTTTGGTATTCCCAATCAAAAGCAAGATTGTTGACTCTTGTAGCCCAGTCAACATTGCCATCCATGAAACGAATACCAGAGTTTATAATATCTACACTTGGTGTAAGATAATTCTCTTTCGGTGGCTTAAAAACAGTACTCGAAAAGTAATCACGAAAGACTACATGTCTTCCATCTTTTCGTTGCAAGGTTCCTGTTAAACCAATTTTATTCTTTGCTCTCGAAGCATCAATAATTCGTGTAAAAGTTGGACTACTTACATGATGCATCTCATCAAGTATAATAGTACCGAACTCCTTTGTGATTTTGTCGATATTTCGATACAAAGTTTGCACATTTCCAACGACAAAGGGGGAATCGATCTCAAACTTCCCTGAGCCAATCACACCCGCCGTAACCCCGAAAACTTTTTGTACTTCTTTTTCCCACTGCGCTCGTAACGCTAAAGTGTGGGTAACGATTAAAGTTTTCTGTTGTAATTTATTTGCGATAGCTAACGCAGTAAATGTCTTTCCCCAACTTACCCAAGCGTTAATTATACAACTGCCTTCGACTTCATCATATACAGACTGTTGAGAGTCTCGTAAAGTGAACTTAAAGTCAAGAAGTTCAGTTGGTATCTCAACACGCTTATCAACTATCTCGTAATCATTTGGAATTAAGTCCGTTCTCCCGATTGGTAAGGTCACTAAACCTGCTCTCACTACGCCCATATTCTTAATAATGATAGGCGGATCTGTAGGTCTACGAGGCGGTATACTGTATGTGAGTTCTTTGTCGAGATACTCTTGGTACTCGTTAGTGCACTCTATGTATATTCTGTTGCTTAATACTGCCTTCATTGTGTCCTTGTTTCTGTAAAAACTCTAAAGGGCGAACCAAAGTATATGGTTGGGAGAATCCATAAAATTAAAATTATGGTCGCCCTTCGAGTTAATTATTTAAAATAATTTAAAATTTCCTCTAGGTTTGCATTAATGACTACACATTCGCAATGATTCATATATGAATCGTCGGTATCGTTTATATATCTTTTCGATAGAAAGTCAAATCTATGATGCCCATTTATAATATAGTATTTTCCAGCTTTAGCAGGACATACTTTTATTGGGTTTCTATAAAATCCACCGCTCAAACGCATTTCCATTTTCTTAGCAACCTTAGGATCTCTGTCTTTTTGTGTTGGTAACAAGTCTACATAGCGTATGCTTTTTACTGTAAAAGAAAAATCAGATCGTTCAATATCCGTCATATGCACTTGTGGCATATCTTTTCTCATGTAGATCATTAGTCATCCAACCCATGAACGTAACTGTCGTTCTTTTCGTTGTATCCGTAGAAACTTCCTTCTTTTTCATCTTGTGAGTTTTTGAAAGGAGCGACTAAGTCTTCCCATTGTTCATCCATCCAGTTCCAAACATAATCATCTAACCTTTCGCCAGGCACACAATCATACTTTTCGTGAAAGTCATAGTGGTCAAACTCATCATCATTCCACTCTGGAAACTCTTCAAGCATTGCTTCATCTAAGTCAGAGTCTTGAAGTTCTTCGTAATCAGAATCTCCTTCCCCGTCGTCTGCCCAAAATATTTGTATTCCAATAAAGTTTCTAAACTCATCTTCGTACTGATGTCGAAGTAATACATTCGGATCTATTTGTGATAAGTATTCTACTAAATGTTTACAGAAATCGCTTATTGGTGACCATGCAGATACTACATTTATATAATCATCTGCACCATCTTCAATGTGTGCCCACTTCGCTCCTACATTCGTACAATACCAATTATAGGAATCATCCTCATCATACTTAGGCATAAAAGATAACTCATCAATACCAACATGCTCTTGTATTTTCATGGGCTCGCCTTCCCAATTAGTGATTTCCCTCTCCACTGTTTTGTTTGCTACTTGATCTGCAAACTTGTCTACTACTGCTTCGTTTCCTATTACAGTAATATAATTTGATACATGATTTGCCATGTTATCTCCTATTTAAACTCGGGACCATTGTACCACTGAACTAGTGAATACCGTTTCCCTCTTTTAACTTCAGTAACTCTGTGTTGTAAAAATGAAGGAAATATTATTACTGTTCCTCTTTTTCTCAACTGTCCTAAAGGCATTTTTAGTTCTTGCCCTTGTGGGTTTTTTATTTCAAAGTTACCACCTTCATAATCTTTTGGATGA